AAGGGAGAGATGTTCCGCAACGTGAGCGTGTAAAGCGTTCATAATTAAAGATGCTTTTGGATTTTGCCCTATCAACATAGCTATTTTTGGGTCTTTCATAGCATTTAAGTGTGCAGTTATATGTGCTTCATGGTCTTGGTAAGCAAATACTTTTACTGGCTTGCTCATTAGAATATTCATATTCTCTGTTACAGGGTCAGCAGGTTTTTGTTCTTTCGCACTAGGTACTAACTTATCAATATTCTTTAAACCAAGAACTTTTAATACCTCTTTATTTAACTCTACCATATCGTATAAATCTGGATTTTGTTGTGCCAACTGCATCACAGACTGATATTGGACTACTCTTTGAGACAAAGTAGTTGCGTTAGGGTCAGATACAGGTAGAACTTCTACAAATTCATAATCTTTTGTTTTAACCATCCTAGATGGGTCAACTTCATAGGGGTACGCTATAGAACCGTTATCCCTGATAATGTTTTTTAATAGTTTGAACTCCGCTTTCATAGATGCGTGAATCCTAGCCTGTACTGCTGACATAACCTTTAAACTTCTTTCTAATAAAGCCAAAGTAGTGCCGACAGGGGCATTTGCTGAACTATCGCTTATCTTTAACTCATTGACAGCGGCAAACCTTCTACCCTCTTCAACTATCGTATTTAACAAATTAAACAAAGTAGGTGATGGTTCTTTATAAGGTAACGGTAATAAATTCTCTTTAATACTACCGCCAGGCACATCTACATCTCGCCACTCACCAGGTGCAATAGGTGTTTCATCACCTTTTATTCTTAGCCCTCTACTTTTTAATCCACCAGGTAAATTAGATAAAGTACCTGCATCTACTAATTGTCTAAGTAAGGAAGTAGCTGATTTTGCGTGAGAACCTATAAGGTGGACAAGCCCAAACCCATAAAATCCAAAACCAGGAATATAATTATAATGCACAAAATGTTCTCTTTTTCGCTTAACTTCATCAGATTCCTCCCAATTTCTATATATTGACAATATCTCGCCAGTATCTTTTAGGACGGTTATGACATACGGAAGAGCTAAATCCCCATCTTTAGCTTCTGGAATATTTATTTCGACGTGCATCTCCAGTAACGTATAACGCTCGTCCTTTGAGCCATCTATTCCGACTAATTTATCTTTTTCTTTTAATAAATCATCTCTTTCGTTTGCGGGTTCATCTAAATCAATATCTCTATAGAACTTAGAAGATTGTAGCTTTAACAATTCGTTTTCTGTTTTTCTCATTCTATGCGTACATCTTTCAGCCATTGAAAGGTCTGATGCACCATAAGAAACAACCAAATCTTCAGCAGGTATAAACATAGCCACCTGTCTATCTAAAGAAGGGTCAAAATAAACTTTTTTAAAAGCACTACCTGCTATGGGAAGATTCCACAACATTCTTTCATGTTCTTGTCTATACTCAGGCATCTCTTCAATAAGCCTGTAATTCATATCTTCTTTTATACGTTGCGACGCTTGTTCTTTATCTTCAGTAACTTTACCAATAATTTGAGTCTTTACTGGGCCTGTTGCGGGAAATGTCTCTGTTATAGATTCTGCTTGAAATTTTACAATAGCTTCCGTGAGTATAGGATGAAATACACCACAAGCTCCATCCCAAGGCTCTGTACGTTCTTCAAACTTTAATCCTAGTAGTTCAAGACCGTCTTTATAAGTCTTTTCCCACTCTGAGCGTGAATTTAAGTCTCCTTCATAAGAACTCATTAACTCTATACTAAGATGGTCTAAAGTATCGTCGTCAATTGTTTCAGCTAAATTCTTAGAAAAATCATTCTTTTTAAAACTGTCTAAAACTGCATCTGCCATTTCAACGGCATCTTCAATATCGTCCGCAACTATTTCTACTTGGACATCTTCATTAGCTTCTTTTATTGGAGCAGTGGCTTCAGACGTTTGATAAATACCTTTGTCAATCATTGTCTAATCCTTGTTCGGGGTATAAAACGGGGTCATAGATACTCCCCTTTTGTTTATTATATGTTTCTGTAACGATTTGTAAATTATAATGCACATGAAGTCCGCAAACTGTTTTACCTTTTATTGGTATGATGTGGTCTACCACCAAAAGTTTATCTTTCGACATCTCGTTCAATTGTCGCATTTTAGCATAAATTTCTCTTACTTTATCAAAATTAACCCAAGGTGGGGTAGCTTTCTTGTATCTCTTCTTACTTTTTAAGTTTCTATCAAAATAATATTGTTTATTGCGTTGATAATGCCTTTTTTGTATTTCTCTTCTTTTTACCTTATCTACTGTACCTCTAAAACACTCAGTACACATAGGTCTATATCTTTGTTTTCTATAACGTATGCCATGTTTATGAAACTCTGCTACCTTCTTTACTTTGTTACACCGAGAACATTTCTTAATAGTAAGCGGCTTTCCTAGGGTTGAAATCATAACTAATATCCTCCTCGTCGCTAGGCAACTGGATAAACCCACCCTGCCTAAATCTCAACATAGCCTGAGTCGTAGAGTCAACTAAGTCATCATTTGCACCGCTAGGGAAGTCATTACATTCTTCAACAACTTCTTTTGCCCAATTTGTATCTGGACACCATACAAGACCAGAAGCAAATATATCTGCTACCGCATTTGCTCTAGTAATTTTATCTTGACCTTTTGAGGGGGTAAACTCTCCAACGGGTATACCCATTCTTCTTAACTCTTGATAAAGAGCCGCACCGTTTGACTTTTTCTCTACAACGAAAGCATCAGGTTGCCACTCTTTGTATTCGGCTAAAACCATGTCTTTTAACTCTGGAAACTCTAATCTCTTTTTTATAGAGTTCAGTAATATTATATTTGGCACATTTGACTCTTCAGAATAAAATACGCCCCATGTGGTTAGTGCATTATAATCTGCTCTGTTGTTTTTCTCCTGTGCCGCATCTAGCGACATTATTATAAACTCACAATCGGGAGGTGTCTTTTTCTCCCATGTCTTCCACCACTCCCGTTTTATCAAAGCACCTTCTTCGGAGGTGGGGTTCTGCATATATTGAGATTGCCAATACCGTGGGTCTAGTGTAGCTTTTTTTGATTGTAGTTCTTCTAAAGACCAAAAGTCAGGCCATAAAGGTTTTTCATTTAATATAGCTGGAAATTCTACAATCTCCCATTGGTCAGCTTTTTCGTTCTTTGTCATGTTGTTGATTATCTGACCCGTTAAATCTAATTTACTCCACCTAGTCATAACAACTATAATCGCACCGCCTGGCATCAGACGTTGTAATGGCCCTGATTGAAACCACTCCCAAGCAGGTTGGAATACGGTGGGTGTGCCTTGTTTAGCGTCTTGCTCAGAGTGGGGGTCATCAATAATAAATAAATCAGCACCCCTACCAGCCAATGCACCTCCTACACCGATAGCGAAATATTCTCCATTGTGGTTTGTACCCCACCTAGAAGCAGACTTCGAGTCTTGTTGTAGTTGAACACCTCCAAATACATCTTTGTATTCACCAGAATTTACTAAGTTTCTTACTCTTCTACCAAAGTTCACCGCTAAATCAGCAGTGTGTGAAGCCATAATTACCTTTTTATGCGGATATTTACCTAGAAACCACGCTGGAGCGAGGTATGATATCAATTCTGACTTGCCGTGGCGGGGTGCTATGTTAACAATTACCCTTTTTTTCTTACCACAGGCTATATCTTCAAAAATTTTTGCTAATCTTTTGTGGTGTGGGCCTACTTTATAGCCTTTATACACATAATTTATAAAATCTAATAAGTTTGACTGTCCTTTTTGGGTTTTTTGGCGTTTTTCCCACTCATTTAATAGTAAAAGAGTCTCTTTTTTGTCTTTTTCAGACATATTCCCTACATTATTTCGTATTGTGGATAATTTAGTAGGTGAAAGCATTATTTTTGAGGCGTTACATCAATAGTCATTGCATCTAACTTCTCTAATAACTCTTTTTCTATGTCCTCTGTGCTTTTTTGTGAATAAGTTACCTCGGTTCTCTTCTTAAATGCGTCTACTCCGTCAACATCTCCTAAAGCTCGTAGAGCAGAAATCCTATCTTTGGAGTTTTTGCCATGACTTTCTTCAATTAGTTTGTTTACAACGAAGTTTTTTAGGTCAGCATAGTCCCTGACCACCATTTTATCGTAAGTAGTTACCAAACCTGCAAGGTAGGTTATCGTTTCGTTGGGAAATTTTTTGAGGTCTTCCTGTATATCATCGTCAGACACCAAGGCTTCTTTAGCCTGTTCTCTATTTTTTTCTGTTACTACTAATTCATTGCCCGTCAAATCTGATAAAAGTTTGACCGTATTAGCTCTAACCATAAGTTCTTCTTTCTCATCTAGCTTCGGTAACAGCTTTTGTCTGACGTTAGGCACAGGTATTCCCTGCTCTATGGCTGGTTCTAATGATTTCATGTTTTGAAATATACCACAAAGTTTCAATAATTTGTGCGGATTATTGTGTAGTAGTAAATGTGCATAGCTAGGTCATATGCGGTGGGTCGGGGGTAGGTGGGGTATTGAAGCCAGTTATTATACTAAAGTATGATATATTACGGTTATTTTACAATAACGCTTGACAATACTGAAAAAATGTAGATAATAGAGGTATGGACAGCAAAACATCGCTAGTTCATTAGTGCTGATTGGTTCAGCACTTGGTGTTGTTCCAATTGGTTTTTATTAACCTATTCAATAGGAGTCATTTAATGACTAAAGCTAAAACGGAGTACACCTACGCCGACGGTGTAAAAAGTGCGGTAACCAACGTGAGATTTACTTTCAGTAAGTTGCTACAGGATGCGGATGCAAACCGAGATGCAGTATTTTTTGGTCTGCACGAGTCTCTCTCCAAGCAACACTTGGAGGTTGTAGTCAAGGGAGCAACCCAAAAGGTTGATTCCATACTGACTGTTGTTCTCTCGAAGCCGCTGTTTGCATCAATGGACACGGACGCACCAGGGTTAGGCGTGTTGTGTAACGTCGATGGATGGGCAGAAAATGCCGCCAAATCTGAAAGCTACTCTTGGAAAGAAGCTAAGAGTAACGGCAAGAAGAAAGCGGTTAGTTATGCTAAGAAGTCTGCAACAGCAGACACCATCAAGAAAGTTCTTTTGAACGGTCTTGCTAAATCTTCTGACTCCCCTAACAAGGAGACAGCATCCAGAATCCGTAGTGACTTTTCAAGTTCCATCGGAAAGAAGTTCATCAAGTTCAGGAAAGATAGTGTTACCGCACTATTCAATCTTGGGGTTGAGATTCCTACGGAATTGCAGTCACTACTCGAAGACGGGAAGCGAAAGGGTAACAAGCGAGTAGCTAAGACTTTCGACCAGCGTATTAACGGTCAAGGTCATCCAGTCGACGGGGACTTGTTCAAGTCTGCGATGAAAGCCGAAGGCGAGGTTAAGAAGGAGGGTACTAACAAGGGTATTCTCGAAAGCTATGTCGGAATGGTAGGTAATGCACTATCAAGCGATACGGTCAGAGCAGAATACGGGAATGAGTTTGTTGAGAAACAAATGAACAATCTCAAGCAGTTCCAGTTAGGCTTCGTATCTATCTTAGAGCAGTACAAAAAATCTAAGAAGTAACTTCTTAATCAGCACTACTTGGGAGGGGAGTTCGCTCCCCTCACTTTTTTAAATACTAGGAGCTGTTAAAACATTATGAACAATAAAAAGGTGGCGACCAACGCAGGACGTGGAGCAGTAACCGATGAAGAAATTTTTGGAGCACTTCTACCGTATGTCAAAAGACATTATGAAATAGAGCGGGACATCAAGAAGATAGACGTTGAGTCCTCTTGGGAGAAGTTAAAAGCAGAACTTGATAAACTCGACCAGAAAGGAGGTTAATATTATGTGTAACGACATCATGACACACAACGAAGTAGCGTTGTTTCTCGCTATGTTGTTCTTCTTCGGTGCAGTATGTTTTGCAATCGGTATGGAATATGCTGACTACAAACGTAAGAAGCAACTAGCTGATGATAAGACTATCATCAAATGGACTGACATTACAAATGCAGTCGAGAGTAAAGAGTCTAAGCAAATGGACTTGCCACTCTAAGTAGTGAAGGGTAGGGCTTAACGGCTCTACCCTTTTTTTTTGTCTTTAATTTTTGGGAACTGGTGTCGCTCGTCATGCAGGTATTTAGAAATTTGGATATTGAAGCCAGTTACTTGTCGCCATGTGCGTATGCGTGGGTGCGGGTCGATTACTAAATTAGTGAGGATTGTCCTGATAAAATAGCCGTACGGCAAGATTGCCGTCAGATTATATAATTCGGAAGTTTATCATACGGGCGTAGGTGCCGCTAATGTGCCTGTCCCAAAATATATAAACATTGAGTCATCTCAAGTCGCCCCAAACGGCTAGTACAAGCCAACTGTCCCAACTGTCCTAAGTGTCCCAACAAAAAAGGGTATATGTGCGAGCGGTTTGAGAATCTTTGGCGGTCGAGGGCAGATTGGCGAGTGTGTCAAAAACAAAATCTCCGTATATATAAATATCTATATTACATATTTAGACTAAGACACTTAGGACAGTTGGGACACGACTATATAAACAACTGGTTTCGGAGTGTCCCAATCATCAATCGTTGTAGGACAGTTAAGACACAAAAAAACCTTATCTTATATTTTACGATAGTTTCCCTTATCTGTTGTATAAAAACAACTCGCATGGTATTGTGGCTCTGTTGTCGGTTGTCTACGATAACGAAGCGGAATATTGCGTGTGTGTTTGGTTCTTATATAGCCGTACGGCAAAACAGCCGTCAGCCTATTTTACTTACCAAATATCCAATTATGTATTTGGGTAGTTCAGTTTTACCAGCACAAAACATTTCGCTTGTTTTTTTGATTTACATACTTTACAATAAGACTTTACATTAACGAAAAAGGAGTTCAGACCTATGAGTAAGAAACCATTATTCACTAAGAAACATTACATGGCTATAGCTGAGTTGTTACGAAATACTAACGACCCAGAAGATAGATACAACCCTACGATTTCAATGAACGGATTGTCGTTTTTCTTTTCGGAGGACAACCCAAACTTTAACGTGGATAAATTCG